GGCTTCGTCTGATCGTGTAAAAAAACGCTGTGCGTGTTCGGCTCGTCAAACCCTTGTGGGTGTTGGTTTTTGTGTCGTTCGCGTTGTGTCTTTACTTGTTGTCCGCGTCGAGCATTGCATGGCTTACAACTGGCAACAAGGTTGTCCATACTGTTGCTTCCACCTTCAATAATGGAAAGCACGTGGTCGGCTTCGGTTGCTACGTTTACGCCGCACCAATGGCATGGTGGATTGTCTGCCAGTAGTCGAGCACGATTCTTTTTGAACTCTGTTTTGTTTCGTGTCTGACTGTTTAGGTTGGTGGCCATGCTCACGCGCCTACGGCTTGTGCTAGCGCGCCGGCAGGCCGGCTTGCTGTTGGTCGGTGTTGGTTGGTCATTGTGTCGGGTCCAAGTCTGTTGTGTTTGTTTGTGTGTATGTTAAGTGTTTATGTGTGTAAAGCCTAATGCGCTTAAGCCCCACCCACGGGGTTGCCCTAACCCGTACCCACTAACTACTTCTTGCGTGATTATGTTTACACGCTGCCACGCCATTGGCCCGGTCACTTCGTCGCGCATGATTACGGGCATAGCGTTCTACCTACGTTGCCGTATGTTCCCAACTACCGTGCAACGGGCTTAGGGCTTGGCTAGTCCGACGCTTACGCGCAGGCTAGAAACTTAATAATTACTGGCAACTGGTTAGGTCGCCATACCTGGACTATTGCACCCGATAATTCGAGCCTGTCTAACCATGCTTCTTGTCGTTTGTGAACTATCCCAATGTCTGTTTTTAGTTCGGCGAAAACTAGCACACCGCGCTTGTTGACAAGTACTAAATCGGGAAAACCTGCGTCACCTTGTATGTGTGTTGCCCATTTGCCGCGCTTATTCATTGCGGGCAGGTCATGGTGCACAAGCCACCCGTAACGTGTAGCAATATCTATAACCGTGTTTTTAAACTGGGCTTCAAGCATTGCCATTAGTTTTGCTTTCGGCTAAGAATTCCCACGCTGTTGCTAACGCTTTCCAAGTGTCAACGCTTGCTTCAAGTCGCGCAACCTGTTTACGCAACAATTCAATTTCGGCGCGCAAAGTGTCCAACGTGTTGTTTTCCATTAGTCGGCCTTGCTACTTGGCAAGCCTTTAAGGGCGTCAATTATCTGCGTGGCCTGTTCCGGGTTAAGCGTTTCGAGGGTTACGGCGTCGCTGTCGAGCGTTACGGCAATGTAATCGTGCAGCGCTGACTCGTCAAAACCCGCGCCCTTTGCCAACGACTTAATGAAATACACCTGTTTTTGGCTTGCCTGTTTAGGGTAGGCGCCAGTCGCTTTTGGCTTGTCCTCTGTTGGTTGGTCCTGTCGCGCTTGCACTTCGTTTTTGCTTGCAATTGCCTTGCTAACGCCACAACCCATATAACCAAGGGCACGGCCCAACGCGCTAGTCATACCAACCATGAATTCGCTGTTTTTGGTGTAGGGCGTTTTGCCTGGGTACGGTTCGGCAGCTGTCGCAATGCTTGGCAACGGGTCGGTTTCGTCGCGCCAAACGGTCACGGTGCAACGGTAAAACGTTGAGCCGTCCGGCATGGTCACAACTTCGGCACTTGTTTCTTGTATGCGAAGGTTAGGCCAGCGTTTCATTGCTTCGGCCAAGCGGGTGGGAACATCTACGTAGTTGTCAATGTTAAAAGCCATTAGCGCCAATCCTTTTTACAAGTGCCGGGGTGAAAATACAAATAATGGTTTTGCGTTTTGCTTACTTGATAGGCGTAGGTCATTACGCCGCATTTCCTGCATGGTTTCATTGTCGGGTTGTCTTTCATTGTCGGGTCTATATTGCGTTGGGCAACGTATCCATTGGGTGTAACAAACTTTGTGGAGTCATAAAGCACGGGGCTGGCATATGTTCGGCCCAACGTGTTGGGTGCCATGTTTCGTAAAGGGTTTGCCAACCGCGCAACTCTATAACGCGGTCAACCGGGTCAAGTGTGGCCAATATGTAAATTGCGGGTTTGTCGCTTTCATGGGTTAACAAACAACCGTTACCGCGCAACGTGCTTCGAACCTCGTAGCCGCCAACGTCATAGGCCTGTTTGTTGTATTGCGTGTGGCCCCAATCTATGCGTAAATACTTTGCTAAGGCCATTTCACCAATGCAGCCAACTTTCATTGCTTTGAGGCTGTCGGGTGGGGTTAAACCGTAGTTGTGTTTAGCGCCGGCATTGTCTGCCCAATCAATCCGCAATTGCGCGACTGCATACGCATAGTTTATTTCGTTTTGTGTTAACCGTATTTGTGCCACGTCACCCGCCAAGCGCTTCGACTGCTTCGCTAACGGTTTGCCATGCAGCTTGTTGTCCGCTTAGGTCTAAGTCAACGGCCAAGTGTTTTAGCCGGGCAATAAGGTCGGCATGTTTTGGCTTGTATGGAATATGCGCGGGCCTGCAAATCTCATCTAACAAGTTTTTAAGTACCGTTTGGTGGCGGTCTAGTGCGTTTTGTGTCGGGTCTAACATTTTTCGGCTTTCCTCACTAAGTGAATTGTCGGGGTCTATGTACTGTTTTACTTCGCTGTAGTCCATGGTAGCCAACCGCTGTTACGCCATATTGCAACCATTGCTTTTGTGTTAATCGTTGGGTTAAAAAGATCGTCGCACGTTTCAACAATGCCTTTTGCTTGTAGCCAACCAATTGGCCAGTAATCGTTAGGTACGCACCAAGCGCCGTTAATTTGGTAAATTCCACGTGAACCACCTTTTACGTCTGTGGAATTGAAAGCGTCACTTGTGCAGCGGCTTTCGCGCACAGCGACCCGTAGCGCTGTTTCTAGTTCGGTAGGCGGTAATCCCTCGGCAAGGGCAAGCGTCGCAACCTGCGTGCAGGTAGTGACCAATGCGGGCAACGTCGTGGTTGTAGTAGGTGGCAGCGAAGCAATTACTACCTGTGGGGTAGTCGTTGGGGCCTGTGCATTACCAGGGCTAAAGACAACCAAAACGCCTGTAACTAGCCCTATAAAGCCTGTGAGCAATCTGTGCATAATCATTGTTAACGTCTTTCCAATTGGTACGGGGTGCCCCAAGTGCCGTGCACGGGGGTTTTAAAAGCAATTTGTGCGTGTAAGCAATCAAAGGTGTCTACGTCGCGGAATAGTTGCACCATAACTTGCTGACCCGTTTCTAGGGTTGTTATGTAGCACTCGTAAATAAAGGTTTGCGGCTCTGTCATAAGTTGGGCTTTCCGTCGGTACAAAAACCCTAGCCAACGATTGTTACGCGGTTGTGGATACCCCAAAAGTTGCTTCAAATATGGCTTTTACGGCTTCAGGACTGTCGGCAAAAGCGGGGCTTAGTTCTACGTGCCACCAATCGCCACCGGGTGCACCTGAAACGGTTTTTGTTTCGTAAACTTTCCATGCTTGGCGATCACAACGCCACGACGCGCCCCAAGGTTTGCTGTAGTAGTCAATTACCATTTGTATGCCAAAAGCGTTTGCGTTGGCTAGCACTTTGTCAATAAACACTTTAGAAACGGCGCGCCCTTCTTTAATGCCTTTTATGTCCATTTTGCGGTAAGACAAGTCCATTGCTCGACCCGTGGCGTGTACTGACAACGTGCCGGGTTTGCCTTTTATGTCGCGCTGGCCGTATGTGCCGTTATTCCACAAAGCACCGTTTGACCATTTGACAGCTTGCCTAACGAATTCCTCGGTGCCGGCACGTTTGCCAGCTGCGGGGCCGTCGCTGTTACCTATGTAGTCGCGGCTGCCGGGTACACCGGGTTGGGCTTTTGCCGTCATTTGCTACGGCCAAAGGCTGTGTCATTAGGGTTAACCCAACGCATAACCGGCGGGATTAACGCGGCAATAGCGGCTTTAACGTAATCGGTTGGGTTGTTTGCACCGGTCATATAAACAGCAATAACCGCGCCAACAACGCTACGGCCATAACTGGCTAACAATGCTTGATTATTCGCTTTCATCTTTCCCGCCTTTGTCTTTGTTTTTTAAACCGTTGGACGCCAACAATCCTATAAGCCCACCCGAAAGCGTCATAAGCATAGGGTTTAACACGCTAAACGCTTCAGCGTCGTTGGGGGCCTGTTCTAAAGGTTGTGTAATAAATAGCAATCCGTACAAAAGTGTAAAAATTGAACCAACAAAAGCGACAGTTAAACCAATGCCAACGCTAAGTATTAGCCGTGCTTTTATTTCGTCGTTTGTATATTTAGCCACAACGTCCACCGCCTACAATTATTTCGGTTGTTAAAGTAACTGCTTGGTTTTTAGTTCTTATACAGTTCATGCGTGTACGTTCCGAACAGCCTGCACACCCCCACAACACGACTGCAATGAGTGCGCCGTAGCCAATGAGGTAACGCCAACGCATTACGACAACAGTGCGGTCACTTCGTCGGCAGTTAGTCCTAGTTTTGCGATTACTTCGGCTTTGGCTTTTGCTTTGGCTTTGTCGGCTTCGGCTAGTGCAGCGTGTTTTGCTAGGTCTTTGGCGCGTTGTTCGGCTTCGGCTTCGGTGTAGTCACGCTCAATGGCGATACCTGTTTGTGCGT